TCTTGCAACTGTTAAGACTAACCAGTACTACCGTATCTTCCGCGTGGACAACATCCTCGCCTAATCGGTATAATAATAAAAAAAGGGAGGGGAATCCAACCCCTCCCAACTAAGAGCGCTTCGGCGCTCTTTTTTTAATCCGTGTATTGTGATGGAACAGCTGAAGCATCCCAAACATATGGTCTATACTTAGGATTACCAACGACTACAACGTCGCCATCACCAACCTCGGTCCAGACACGATCGTCCATCCATTTATGGTAGTAAGCAGGACCACCCCAGACTTTTCGAGCCCGTTGGTAGGTAGCTTGATCCATTCCTACATAGTGTACAGTTCTAACCATAATATAACTCCTTTCCTCTTTGTAACTTTCAATGTAACTGGCCTTTTTTTGCTTGTTCAAAACTAGTCATATCATCTTTAAAAAGAACAATCTGTTCTACGATTTTATCATAATCGTGTTCATTTAACAATGTTCTATACATGCTAAGACCCGTACTGACAAGTATAGCTGCAATCAGTAAGGGATCTTGATCTTCTTCAACTAAATCATTTGTTAAATTAATATAGTGATTATAAACTTCCGAAAAGGCCTTTTCTTCAAAATCTTCCCAGTTCATTGTACTACACTCCTTCATAGTGATCTGCAAGTACTTCCATACATTCGCTAATATAAGGCTTTTATAATTAAATGTAAACCCCCCTCCCCCCTATTTTTTTTCATTTTTTTTGTATAAATAGACGTAAGGAGTATTGATATGGCAGTTACAGTAAATCAATTAGAAAACACAAACTTCATGGCACCAACTGGTTTCCGTGTGGTTATTAATAGACAACGTTTTCCGAATTTAGAATTTTTTGCACAAACAGTATCACATCCAAGTGTTATTGTAACACCAAGTGAAGCACCTTTCCGTTTCTCAAATGCGTACATCCCAGGTGATAAGATCTTTTACGAGGAGCTACAAATTACAGCTATTCTTGATGAAAACATGACACTCTATATGGAAATGTTTGAATGGTTAAAAAGCTTCGTAGAGAATCCGTTGGATCAAAATGCAACGGGTATATACAGAGAAGGTGATAAATCTTTGTACGATATTTCTGTACTAGTACTTAACAGCCACAACAACGTGGTACGTACTATTACCTATAAAGATGCCTTTCCATCTACACTTGGTAACGTAGAGTTCAGTTCTACAATCGGTGATGTTCAGTACATCACACTTCCTATTACCTTTAGATATACGACGTTTACAGTCAGCTAAAAATGTGATATAATTATATTATGATTGAGCACTACATTTATCATTATCAACAAGATCCGAAAGTAGCAAAAAGAAACAAAGAAAAGATTTTGGATCTTATCGAACAGGATAAACACAAATACAATATCCAGCTGAATAAAGAAGGATATTGGTACGATTATCCAGATTGCGGTAAACGCAAGACCGCATACGAAAATAAAGCACTAAAAGTTATTTGGCCATTTGCAGAACAGACAGCTCTAGAATTCGGTTGTAATATTTATCGAAGACCCCCGGTATGGTTTCAACAATATCCTAAAGGCTCTAAGTTCGGTTGGCATACTCATCCTAAATCTCATTTTGCTTGTGTTTATTTTGTAGAACAACCTAATCCTAATTATGCAACTGAATTCTTAACTTTAGGTAGATTTCCGGTTAATGAGGGTGATATTATCTTTTTCCCAGCTTTTTTACCACATAGATCTCCTCATATAAATATTGATCAAAGGAAGACTATTATCTCTACAAATTTTGATCTTGATTTCAAAAGGTATTAATTATTATGAATCTTGAAACTATCTTAGAAATGTGGACTGATGATTGTAAAATTACTGGTTCACTAGACGAATCTTCTAGACAAACACCTATACTTCATGCTAAGTACTTAGCTATGCTCACACAAGCAAAGTTACAACTTAAAAGATCAGAGATGCAGCAAAAGTCTTTACTTAAAGATAAGTGGCTTTACTACAATGGTAAAATGTCAAAAGAAGATATCGAAGAGCGGGGTTGGCAGTTCGATCCGTTTAATGGTCTAAAAGTACTGAAGGGGGAAATGGATTACTACTACGATGCAGATGTTGACATACAAAAGTCAGAAGAAAAGGTCCAGTACTGGAAAACCATTACAGAAACCTTAACAGAAATTGTCGATAATATTAAATGGAGACACCAAACAATTGGTAATATGATCCGTTGGCGTATGTTCGAAGCTGGTGATTAAACTACTTCTTCGGTTTTAGTTATATACTGATAAGTAAGATCCATGTCGTCAAAGGATTCATCAGTATAATCTAGACCAGCTTTGATAGTTTGCCAATGATTATACACATCTTCCGATGGCCAATCAACAATATATGTAAGAGTTTGTGTAGATTGATCAAAGGTGAAGGTATGCGTGGTAGCCCAAGCGGCTTCTATATCTGTACCATGTATAGCCCAAAGACCTGTCGTGTCATTTTCTGCAATTGCACTAAACTGAGCAGCATCGGACATTTGGTTTCCAATATAATATTCAAAAAACTCAGTGGCAGTAGCTTTTGTTTGATAACCAGCCATTGTAGAGTTGCCGACAGAAGTAACTTTAACAGAGTGTGTCATTCAAATTTCTCCGATGGAATCTAATTTACAGTGCTATTTATACGTTATAGATACTCAAGATGGAAAATATTAAAGTAAAAATGCAGAACCATTCAATGCTACAAATCGGTTGCGATTACGGTATTGCTAATGAGCTAAGTGATTTCTTTTCTTTCTTTGTTCCTGGTTATAAATTTATGCCTGCATATAAGAATAGGGTATGGGATGGTAAGATTCGTCTGTTTAATATCACACAGATGACACTGCCTGTTGGGCTATATCCGTTCCTAAAAGAATTTGCTAAACCCCGGAATTATACGATTGAGCCTATATTGGATGATCATTACGGATTGCCAGAAGTACTGAATCCTATTAATCCGGATGAGATCTATCAATATATTAAAGATCTAAATTTGCAATCACGTGGTAATCCAATTGATATACGTGATTATCAGTTCGATGCATTCTGTCATGGATTATATAAAAAACGAGGTGTATTGATCTCCCCAACTGGTTCTGGTAAGTCTCTTATCATCTATGCTTTTGTTCGTTACTATTTAGATATGATTGATGAACATCAGAAAGCACTGATTGTTGTGCCTACCACATCTCTCGTCGAACAGATGTACAATGACTTTGGTGACTACGGTAATAATGAAGATTGTCATAGGATTTATTCTGGTCGGGATAAAGACACAGATAAGCGTATTATTATATCAACATGGCAATCAATTTATAAGTTACAGCCATCTTGGTTCCAACAATTTGGTATGGTTATTGGTGATGAGTGTCATGGATTTAAATCTAAGTCACTTACTACATTAATGAATAAATGTACAGAGGCTGAATATAGGTTTGGCACCACAGGTACGCTTGATGGATCACAAACACATGAGCTTGTATTACAAGGTTTATTTGGGAAGATATATAATGTAACAACAACAAAAAAGCTGCAGGATGAAGATACTCTTGCAAAGTTAAAAATCAATGTGTTGTTGTTAAAGTACTCTGAAGAGATACGAAAAGATTTTGGCAAACGAACCTATCAGGAAGAAATTGATTACATTGTTAAGTATGAACGACGCAATAATTTTATTCGTAACCTTGCTTTGGGTCTCGATGGGAACACCCTTGTTCTATTTCAATACGTTGATAAACACGGAAAACCGTTATTCGAACTCATTAGAGATAGAGCACATGAACGAAGAAAAGTATTCTTTGTATCAGGGGAAACAGAAACGTCAGATCGTGAAGCGATCCGTAGAATAGTAGAAGGACAAAAAGATGCTATCATCGTCGCGAGCCTTGGAACTTTCTCTACTGGTATCAATATTCGTAATCTACATAATGTTATCTTTGCATCCCCTTCTAAATCACAAATCAGAGTCCTGCAATCAATTGGTAGGGGATTAAGAAAGTCAGATAATGATCGTAATACAGTACTGTACGACGTAGCTGATGATCTACATTGGAAGCTCAGAAAAAATTATACACTAGAACATAGTGCTGAAAGAATCCGGATGTATGTTAAAGAGGAATTTCCATATAAAATTTTTGAGGTAGATATATGAGTTACAAACAATTAAAGTTAATTAGCGGTGAAGAAATTATCTGTGAAATAGTCTATTGGCCAGATGAAAAAACAGATGACCAAACGATGGTTATACGATCTGCGGTGGAATTAGCTATGCATGAAGATATTGAAGAGGCTATTCGATTTTATACGTTTAGACCATATATGATGTATATTCATGACGAAGAACAGCTTATCACTTTAAATGGTAATAACATTACATCAATTACTACTCCTGCCGCGGAAATATTTAAACAATATAAAGCTCATATGAAAATGGTACGGAAAGAAGTATCTAATGATATCGATTCAGATCAACCGAACGTTCTTAAGTTTAGGCCCAGGTATCACTAGTACTTTATCCCTGCCTAAGATTGACATCTTATTATACCGAAAAACTTATGATCTGTAAACCCCCAAAAAAGATGTTTACAAAACTTTTTTTCTACGGTATAATATAAGCTATATAAAAGGTGAATGTAAATGAAACTATCAGAAAAGCCACATTATGTAAATAACAAACAATTTTCTCACGCAGTGGTTGACTATGTAAAAGAAGTAAACGATGCAGAAAATTCTGGTACAGAACCACCAAAGGTACCGGACTATATTGCTATGTCGTTTATGAAAATTGCTGAAGGTCTATCCCATAAGGCTAACTTTATTCGATATACCTACCGAGATGAAATGGTTATGGATGCAGTAGAGAATTGTCTAAAGGCTATTAAAAACTACAATATTAATGCTGCTACACGCACTGGTAATCCTAATGCCTTTGCCTATTTTACACAGATATCCTGGTATGCTTTTCTTCGTCGTATTGAAAAAGAAAAGCGACAGCAAGATATTAAAATGAAATATATTAGTCAATCACCTTTTGAAGACTTTGCCGTATCTGATCAGGTAGACGAAGCATCCCTTGCTGCAGCACATCAGTATGTTGATTCACTTCGTGTAAAGATTGATCAGGTAAGGAATCGTGATGCTTATTATGATGCTATTGAAAAAGAAGAAAAGAAGAAGAAACGTAAACCTCGTGCTTCTTCTACTGACTCTGATCTTGGGGAGATATTCTCTTAATGCAAATTGCTGTCTTGAACGATACCCATTGCGGTATCCGTAACTCTTCTGACATCTTTCATGATAATGAAGAGAGATTTTATAATGAGGTCTTTTTCCCAACCTTATTGGATATGGGGATTAAACGTATTGTACATCTTGGTGATGTATTCGATAACCGTAAGTTTATTAACTTTAAGTCACTCCATCGATACCGTAAAACATTCTTGGCTAAGCTACGTGAGTACGGTATGCACATGGATGTTATTCCAGGTAACCACGACACCTTCTATAAAAATACAAATGATCTGAATAGTTTGAAAGAGCTTCTTGGTCACTATATGAATGAGGTTACTATTCATATGGAACCTACTGTAGTAAACTACGACGGATTTAAGTTAGCACTACTACCTTGGATCTGCGCAGAGAACTACGACCGCTCTCTTGAGTTCATTAAAACGTGTAAGGCAGATTGGCTTGGTGGTCACTTAGAGCTACAAGGCTTCGAAGTCATGAAAGGGGTAGTATCGCCACATGGCTTAGATCATAAACTATTCTCCCGTTTTGAACAGGTTATATCTGGACACTTTCATACCAAATCAGAAAAAGATAATATCTTGTATCTTGGTTCCCAGATGGAATTCTTTTGGAATGATGCACATGATCCAAAGTCATTCCATATCATTAACACTGAACGTCGTGATATTACTGCTATTCCGAATCCAAATACGTTATATGAAAAAATCGTCTATGATGATACTAAACACGACTATATGGATTATCTACAGTATAACCAGCACTTAGATAACAAGTTTGTTAAGGTTGTAGTTATAAATAAAACTGATCTGTATATGTTCGATAAGTTCATCGATGCTATTCAGTCTAGACCAATTCATGAACTAAAGATTGCCGAGAACTTTAATGAGTTCTTAGGTGAAAACGTAGAAGATGAAAACATTTCGGTGGAAGACACTGCGGAACTATTAGATAATTATGTCGATGCAGTAGATACAGATCTTGACAAAGAACGTATTAAAATTTATATGAGAAATTTACTTACCGAGGCCCAGACTCTTGAGGTCGCTTAATGGACTTTGTACTCTGCATATTACCTAAGGTATTACCAACAGCACCAACCAGCGGGGTTGGTGTTTTAAAGTCACATCTTGAGGCTGCAGGTTTTACTGCAAAAATTCTAGATTGGAACGTAAGTCTTTATAATGCTCTTGATGAGGATGAAAAGGAAGGATATATTTCTGGTACTGTTGCAGGTACGGAGAATGGAGAAAATATATGGAATAGTTATTCCAGGAAGCCTTATGGGGATAGAAATTTTATAAATTTTAGAAAATTTACTAAAAAATACCGGGATGCTATTGATGGATGGATTTTTGAATTAAAAGAATTAAAACCTAAATGGATCGGCCTGAGTCTTTTAGCTTGGAGGACATCAAGCTCTTTTGCAGTCTATATGTGTGAACGTATCAGAAAGAATATACCTGATGCTAAAATAGTACTTGGTGGGACAGGTATTGAAGCTTCATCTTGT